TCTCGGTGTTGGTTTCTTCTTCGGGTTCGATTTCGCTTGGTGCTTTCTCATTTATCTCTACTCGGTGTAATTCAGCCATTGTTTGTTATTCCTCTTGAGGTGGTTCTTGTTGTTGACTACTCATGTACTGCTCTTGTGCAGCATTGATAGCAGGTGCTACAGCAGGTCCGCCTAACTTCATCATCATCTCTTGTTGTTGAGCTTGCTGCATAGCTTGTTGAATTTCTTCTTCCGTCTTGATTAGTCCTTCAGTCTCTATACCTAGAGCAGTAGCACGACGTTTAAAGTAATCACTAACGTTTAAGTATTGAGTTACAGCTTGTGGTCCTACTATCTGGTTAGCTCCTGCAAGGAACATATCTAATCTATTAAGATCATTACCACGACCTAGAGCTTCAACACCAGTAACAATAGTAGGCTTAACAATATCTTTAGGTATCTTAGGTAGACGTTTGTCCTTAGACATTCTGTCCATCAACCTAGTAACGATTGGTAGCTGTAGCTCCTGTGATAACAAAGAGTAAAGACCACCTAATGCAGCTTCTAACTCTTGACTGAGCATACGTATCTCTTCAGCTGTTACTCGTTCTGCATCTCTAACTACTCCTGATGTAAGTAAGAAAGCTTGGCTAAGTCTATCTGTTATACCAGCCATAGTAGCTTGAGCAGTACGGAAGTCATTAAACTTATTAAGCTGTAACACAGATACATCTGCTTCGCTACCTTGTACGATTGCTCCGTTCGGTGCTTCTGCTAAGGTTCTTGATCTTGTTGTACCGTTCGGGTTGACCATGAACAATACTTTAGCAGCCGCTGCACTACCTTCGACGATAGCTTTTGTAAGTGCTTCCAACGACTTGAGGTCTCCGATGTACTCTTCAACAAATCCTCTGCCGTAGTCCTCTCCATCAATCTGGGTGTAACGTAACGGGAGCCACGGGGACTTCTCGATTGGATACTTACCCACACTTTCTTCGATGAGTATGCCTTTGACATCTTGATAAACGTTGAAGTGATCTCCTTCTCGCACTACCGCTGTATATAGATCACAAGTGTTTTCTTTCTCTTGCTTGTATACTTCCTCACGAACACTCTCAGGGAGCATCATAGGAGCTACAGTTTCTTTAATAGCTATGTGTGTAACGTTACCCATTGGATCACGCTTGATAACATAACGATCAAGTTTAAAGACACGCATACCACCTTCGTCAGGTAGGTACAATAAAGAGTTACCAGTAACTAGTAAGTTCTTTAACGCTTGGAAGATGCCGTTCCTAAAGTTCTGTACTTCTACTTCCTGTGATACGCTACGCTCTACATCAGCTAATGCTTTCTCTAAGTCAGTACGTAGTTGTTCAGCTCCTTCTACTCCTATATCTTCCTTAGCTTTATCCAACTCATACTTATCTATAACAAGTCGGAAGAAGGGAGCGTTAGGTGGAAGTAATGCCAGTAATAACTTACTACTTAGATTGAGTACACCTCTAGCTCCTATACCTTGATAAGGTGTGTAGTACTTACTAGCGTGACTATGACCGTCAGGTGGTAAGACATAAGGAAGTGTAAGCTCAGAAGAGGTACGCCCTCGATCTAAGAAAGAGTGACGTTGATTCTCTAAGCTATGGTATAGCCCTTGTGCTGTTTCGTGCATACCGTTTAGATGTCGTCTTCGCTCGTCCACTCCGGTCCACTCAAGATCGTAAGTATCTCTTCGTGTGTGTACTCCGTCTTGCCGAGCAGAAAGAATGGTTGTGTGCCTTCGTACTTAACGAATGTTTGTGTACCGTCTAATGAGTAGCTAAGTGTGTCACTTGATCCCTCCTTGACTTCACTAAAATCCACAGCCCCTAACTCAGATGTATTTAAGATAACATATTTCATATTAAGCAGCGTTGGAGTTATCTATAGATGCTTCATTGACTAGAGTCAGATTGTCAGCGTTAGAATCATTAGTGGACATATCGTGAATAGTTATACCACTACCAGCTTCTGTGCCATCGCCCATTCTCCACCAAGCTTTTAAATTAGCGGAAGAAGTGTAACCCTCGTCATCGGAGTTTAAGTCCATTGGTTGACCTCCGTTATAAATTTGTAAAATTTCACTCGCAGTTAGCACACTATTGAACAAAGCTAACTCATCAATATTACCAGCAAAGTGACGAGGGGCAACCGCATCCGAATAATACAACTCACCGACATGAGTCTTACCATAAGTAAAACTGTTCAAAATATTTGAACCTGTTGTGTCTAAACTGCCGTTAATATAAAGTTTAGTTTCACCTATAGTAACTGTAGCCGCTACATGATACCAAGTGTTTAATGATAAAGAAGTGGTAGATGAAGTCGAAGATATGTAACTCTGAAAAGATAAATTATTATCTATACCTGTTACCCCAAAAAATCGACCCTGACCTTGAGCCGCAGAACCCCAACTTATAACAGTTCTAAGATTATTGGTTGAAGCATTAGCGGTCAGATATATCCAAGCTGAAATTGTAAGTGGATTGCTGATTTGAATCTCACTAGAACCTGTAACTTCAGCGTGATCATCTGTGCCGTCTAGGCTTAAAGAATAGTCATTACTAATAGAAGGCACAAACACACCATCGCTGTTGTATGTCTGATAGCTTGTTCCGTCCGATACCTCAATAGCGTTGGTGTCTGATCTAAATATGCAAAGACCTGTGTTGCTTGCTGCTGGTGCTGGTCGTGTACCTGAAGTGTAAGGGTCTAATGTACTCATGTTAAATATTAAGGTGTGTCGTTGTTATAAAATACCCAATTAGGGTTGTCCCACACATACAACTTATCGGTGTCTTTTGCGTGAACGATGGTGTAATCGGGTGCGTTCGTTTGATTGATAAACTCCGACTCCGTGTCGAATACTTGGATGGTTGGGAATGTTAAGGTAGTACTAAATACGCCTGTTACAAATACAGAATCTGTATTAGATGTGGAAGTGTCAACACCATCGCTGGCTATAACCCTGTAATAGTAGGTAGCACTTGGAGTTGGACTATCTGTAAATGTAGTTGCTGCTGTGTTCTGTAGTGTTGTTGGTGAAGTAAAGCCACTGTTGTCATCCCTTTGGAACTCATAGCTAATCGCATCTGGAACAGTAGTACAGGAAAGGTTAACATCTACTAAGTTAGCATCAAGAGTAGCTGTTATAGTAGATACGCCTAAACCTTCAACTACAGCATCAAACCCATACAACTCCTCAAAGGCAGGTCGTATGAAGTTACCCGGCAACGGTGTTATGTTGCTAGGTTTTTCAAGCGTTGACGGAAACTCAAGCGACATATCTTATAGAGAGTCAACAGTACCAGTAGCGTAGACAGCGTGAGTTCCTCCTGTTACAGAACCATTCACCCTTATCTTTTCGTAGTGTCCGTGGTCATCTCTAACCATAACTGATCCTTCAGCACTTAGAGATTGTGGGTGTATGACGTGCCAAGCTCCACCTATATACGCTTCAATATCTAAAGCAGCAGTACCAGCACTTGATGTATTAAACACAAACGTCCAACCTTTATCTCGCTCTACATTAAACTCTTGAGCAGGGAGTGTAGCTGTGTTGTCGCCCGTCTCTCCTGTATTAGGAAATAATGTTTTCTTATCTAAACTTCTCATAACTAATTATTTATTTTAACTTGAAAACTGTACGCCAGTACCACCGCTTCCACCCATTCCGATACTAGGACGACGACGAGCTGTAACTTGAGCCGTACCTCTACGACGTTTAGTAGGTTGAGTAGCTCGCTTTGTTGGTGCTTTCTCAGCCATAGCTAATGGAGGTGGAGGTGGTGCAGGAGGCGGAGGAGGTGGTGGAATCTCTGGCATCGCTGGCATCTTAGGTTGTGAAAAACACATGGCTACTATACTTGTTTGGTTACTATATCTTGTTGAAGTTGTTCGTCGTAAGTCTGTTGGAGGTAGTCAATTACATGACGTTGTCCTGACTTATACCATATCACTCTGTCTTCGTCTGTCAAGAGGGGACATTTATGTGGGAACAGTTTGTCAAGTTTATTGATAAGCTCTTGTGACAGAGCAGGTAGTACTATTTCTTCGTTACTCATATAAGTTCTAGTTGTCTAGGTAGTTGATGTATCGGACACAGCTTTCGTCCCCATTGATCTGCCATAGCATCTGCTATACCTTGGAATGTTTTAGAGCGTAGCTTCTGACGTTCTGCTTTGGTCTTGGCCTTGGCGAATGCTTCGGCGTACCAAGCGGGATGTTTCTTACCACTTTTAAACGTCACAAACTCACCCTTACCCACAATCTTTGTAGGCTTTAGCTTAGGTAGGTTCTTTAACCATAGGCAAGTAGTCTTCTGTGCTTCATCCCCAAACTGCCAAGGCTGTATGATCTGATCCGGCTTTCGTATCTCTGAAGATATAACAGACACAGGATTCTCCACCGCTATCCGTTCGATAGGTGCATTCATAAGTAACCTAACAAAGTCCAATGCTTCCCTTCTGTTAGCCCACCTTTCCTCATTCTTACTACCATCCTTGTTATACAACCATCTGTTACCACTGACTGCTAGGTAGGTACAAGGAGGGTGTGCAATCATCAAGTCCCATCCATCGTTAAGTATATCCGTAACAGAACCTCGGTAATGCGGACCGTCTACATCTGTAGGTAGTAAGTCACAAGACATTGCATCGTGTCCTTGTTTAATGAAGGCATCTCTCACTGCCCCACTGTATTCACAAGCTATCAGTACTTTCATGTTCTCTATATCCTAGATCGTCTAGTTCCTTCGGGAGTTTACCGTTATTGATTTGATCTTCTGTCCACGCCCAAGCCGACGCATTCCAAAGGATAGCTGCCGCATGGTCCTCAGTACTATCGCCCTCCCCCAACGCCAACAGATGT